ATCTTTTTTTACGGTGGTCTGATTCAAGGAGCATTTTTGGATATTCAAGGTACTGGAACAATTTACTCATACCCCAACGGTATCGTATGGAACGGAAACTTAGACTTAGGAATAGGAACCTCAACTATGTACTCATCCGGAATAATTGCATGGGACGGACAATCGGTTTCAGACACAACCTGGACAACTCAAACTGTAAGCTAATATGGCAAACACAACTGATTTTGCAGTAGAAAAACCTACTCCGGGTGGTTATAGAAACACATGGGGCGGAACATTAAATACTGGATTCGATAAACTCACCGAATTACTTGCACTTGCACTTCCACTTGGTACAATCCAGATGTATCCCCTTGCAACTGCACCAACTGCAACGACAAATGGAGGAACGTGGCTGGTCTGTAATGGAGGCACATTAGTCAGAACTGACTATCCAGCATTGCATACTTTGATTACAAACACTTATGGTACATATCCGTCCGGTACAACCTTCCTGCTTCCAGATTTAAGATCCAGAGTTCCAGTTGGATACAATACAGACTCTATCTCCGGTAGATCAACCAGAGCAATTGCAGCAGGTTCAGGAACAGAAACCCATACCCTCCTTGATGCAGAGATTGCAAAACATACTCATCCTATAACCGATGCAGGTCATACTCATCCTACCTCTGAAACTGCACACACACACACCGGAACAACTGCAAAAGCAAAAGCAGATATTGTGTTGAACACTCATAGTCATACTTATCCACGCTGGACTAATTATCAAGCAACTGATGCTGGTTTAAGTGATACACAGAGACAGTATATAAATCCCAGTAGAGTGGATACCGCAGGGACAACACACGATTTTACTGGAGCGGCTTTACTTGATGAAGATGGAGTTGATAATCTTGGACACCAGCACTCAATCACAGGAACAGACCTAGCAACAGTTGCAACCGGATTGACAGTAACTAATAATAACACTGATATTACAGTTAATGATCAAGCAACTGGAGATGGATCACATAATATCATGCAACCTTACCTTGTAGTCAATTACATAATTCTAGCAAAACATCCAACCTTCACTTGATATGTCAACAATAACATACACTGTAAAAGTAGCATCTGCTAAGTTCACGATTGATGATGCAGTTGCACCCAAACTGACTTTTCGGGATGGAGACACATATATATTTGATCAGGCAGATTCCACGAATAGTGGTCATATCCTCCAGTTTTCAATAACGTCCAATAACTCTGGTTCAGCAGAGTACACGGTTGGGGTCACGAAGGCAGGAACGCCCGGAAGTGCAGGAGCCTCCACAACCATCATAACAAGCTCAAGTACCACTGATACCATCTACTACTACTCTTCCGGAGGAGGAACATACGGAGAGGAATTTAGCAACTCCGGTTTCAACACTTCGACAACTTATAACCTCCTGAAACCCATTATTGGTGGATCGAATACCGCAGAAAAGTGGGGTAGTATGGTCAATCATGCTATCGACCAGATTGACCAGAGTATACCTGCGGAAGTAGCATTCGGATTCCAGAGTACACCACACATAATCCCTGCAAAACTGTATCCATCATCAGGCAATGATCTGGCAGGTGCTGTTCTTGTTGCTACAACAACTGGCCCGAATAGCTCTACTGTTGCATCCAGCAAATATGGAACAGTACAGGCTAGTGACGGAAGGATGTACTACTACACAGACATAAAAGGAAGCAAGCCCATCAAAGACCCTAGAATCGGAGCATACTTTGGTAGTCAAAGGCATATGTTTCAAAGTTTCCAAACATTAGAACAAGAGACTGCAACACAAGGTTCTAATGTTTTTTCAATAGATGGTAGAGAATGGATTAGGAGAGTAGGCAATAATTGGACTAATTACAATAATGCCAATGGAGTTTGGTTTTCTTGTTCCAACTCTGCAGCCACCAATACAAATTGGATTGAAATAACAGGATATTTTAATGCAGTTAATTGGTTGGCATTAGCTCCTGACTCTGTGAATGATACAAATATATCAATAGATGGTACTGCTAATTCCTCTACTTTTACTGGAGCAACAGGCAGTATTGCTTCACCGATTGCAAATAGTAGATTTATAAATGCTTGTTCAGTAATAGCTTTAACATTTGATTCTACTCCGTCTTTAGGGATTCATACTATAAAATTATCAAATGAAAATGGTGATTACATGAGAACCTATGGTATTGAACTAATAGCCCAAGACACCACATCAACTGCAACCAAATCACAGATACAGATTCCCTCACAGAATGTAGTCTCATACGGAAAGAAGTTCACTGTTGCAGAGACAAAACACTACAATCCATTTGCATTTAAGACTGACGGATCAACTGCATGGGCTTCTGGCGCACATAACGGTACTGCATGGCCTATAGGAACAGGTTCTAGTACCAACATTGATACTGCAACTTCACTTGGTTTAGCTGCATGGGTTTCAACCAATTACTATTATCCTTACAATGGTGGCAGGGTAGTCAAGTGGGTTGCTAGTGACGGAACAATCAAGACATCAGTCAATATGATGCCTCCGAATGCTAGGTCATATTTAACTACTGCAATTTCTGCAAAAGCAAATGCTGCTGCTGCAAACGACACTTATCTACCAACTTTTGAAGCAGGAACAATAGACCACTCGCAAGCAGAAGTTGCAAAGACATTCCATTTTAGAGAGTTTGGAAATGGTGCGGCTAATGCTGGAACATTGAGTGGTACTTTTCCAGATGCAAGTATGCTTAATACTGCAGATGATATTGCCTATGTCATGGATGATGGGCTAACAAGTTTATCTGGTGATGATGTTCTCTTTTCCGGTGGTACAGACTATCTTCATGCTAGCGGGGGAAGTTCCTTTATAACTTTTATAGGAACAGGATTTACAACAACTCCATCGGAATATACTCCGGGCACTTATCATATAGCTCAAAATTTACCTTACGGCACTCATATCGTAAAGATGCAAAGGTCGGGTGCTTACACAGTTGATGGTATAGCTACTGGTGCTAATGCAGGAACCTATGGGGCTTTCAATGAAATTTCTATCCACCAACCCAAGATGCCACCGATTCCAGAGGATGCCTGTATCATTGCAGATTATATGCTGATGGCAGATTATGTAAAACAGACTGCAACAAGTGCTGATATTGAGGGACAGATTAGTAAAGGAGTTAGATTAATACAATCAGCAAGAGATATATTCTATAATTCGTCAGGAGCCTTTTCTGCACTTAGTGGAACTGTTAAGCCGTCACATCCATTGGGTTTAAGAATTCATAATGCTAATGCATCTTCAACAGGTAAGTTGCCGTTTTTTGGGACAGCTGTAACATTTTGGGGTGAAAGTGTAGAACTTGCTGGATGGTCAGCAACACTAGGAGGAAGTACAGTTACGGAAACTCATCTAGATAATACAGGAGGTTTAGGAGGACATGGTGATGCAATGACTATTGCTGATGGTGATGCTGTTACTTTAGGTATGACAAATACAGTAGTAACATTTCCGACCGCTTACAATTTTTATGGACTTGGTGTAGCAACCCCAATCCACACATCCTCACACTACCAGACCTTTGAAACACCATTCCTGCATGAGTTAGTAGGAGGTGATCGCAACATGGAGCAGACTAATCTGGTGGTTACTCCAGATGGTAAGACTTGGGATCAAGTTACTAGGGATGTGAGTTATATAGGGAATGAATGTATAAACTCAAAACCCGATACTGATTTAGGTTCTTCATTAGCATTTTTCATTTACACCGAACATAGGGGTACAGCAACTGGTGCAGAGAACTTATTTAATAAAGATTGGGCTATTGCTTATGACAGATTTATTTGTTTAAAAAATGGACATTATACTATTCATGCACAAATTAGTACCACATCTGGCGGGCAAGAAGGATACATAGAAGTTCGCAAAAATGACACATTTTTTCTAGGAGGAGAAGCCAATCCAGAAGCAGGATACAGAGGTAATATAGGAGTTTCTATGTCTCTATTTTTTAAACGTGGTGATTATTTACAGGTTAAAGGAGTTTATGCAGAAGGTGGTTCTACTGCATTTCATAATTTATCAGTTACAAGGACTTAATTTTATGTATATATCACACAAATCAAACGTACTCCAGACAGTCCACGAAACAGAGTGGCAATGTAGGAGATTAGTAAAAGGTCAGAACAAGTCTGAATACTGGACATGGCTTACTTCCGTTACTTCTGGTGATCCTCCTGTAGTAGATTATAGTGGAGAAACAGGATATACAATCGTTGAATGTACTGATGAAGATGTACAGGCAAGACTAACTCAGCTTGGTGATTATACAAGCAGAGATAGAGTCTACAACATCTCATGGTCAGACTCCAAGGTAAGTGCAGTAACAGGTCAGGACATAGATGGAGAAGACATAACCATCCAGACTCACTTCTCAGGAGATGAATCAGCAAAGGATGCAAGGAATTTAGTCTGGAAGTGGGCTAACGTCCGATCAGATAGAAACAGTAGGCTGGCAGAGACAGACCATTT